GACGAGTCTACCCCTTTCCATGTCCTTAGAGGTGCTGGTCTTAGAGCATATCCCGCTCCGTCTAATTCCGTTGACCTTAGACTTGAGTCGGTTAATTCGCAACTTAACAAAATGTCTGAGGGTAAACCTGCGTTTCTGGTAGATAGACGTTGTGTTCAGCTAATTAAAGGGTTTGAGGGTGGGTATCAGTACAGAAGAATGGAAGTATCTGGAGAAAGATACGCTGATAAACCAGATAAGAATATGTACTCGCATATACATGACGCTTTACAATACATGCTTCTTGGTGCAGGAGAAGGAAGAGCATTAATGAACAACCAATTTGCTGCTAAACCTACTATAGCTAAAACTAACTTTGATGTTTTTGCTAAACAAAAATCTCCAAGACGTAGGCAGGGGTTGTGGTCGCGTATGTAATTGTGCGTTGAATTATTATTTATTATGTGCTTATCGGGCATAAACAACAAAGAGGTATATCATGTGTTTTGGCGGCAAGAAAAAAACAGAACCTGTAAAAAAAGCTGAAGTAAAAGAAGAAGCAGTAGTAAAAGAAGCTGAAAAAACAGAAGCTGTAAAAACTGAAGAAGTTAAACAAAAAGCTATGGAAGAAAAAGCAGAAACATTTACTGCTCCTGTTTCTACTTTAGATAAAGATACAGTCGAAAGAAAAAGACAAAAAGAATTATCTCAAGACATTGAACCTCCAAAGCCAATGGCAACAGAGCCAATGGCAACAGAAGCATTGGAAACAGAAGCAATGGAAGATACCCCAGAAGGTTCTTTAATAAAAAAACGTAAACAAAAACAATCGGATTTAATTTCTGGCCTTTCTAAAAAAAGAGGAGGTAGAGGTAGGCGTTCTTTAATTACTGGAATGTCTGGTGGCGGTATTGGGTATTACAGTAGATACTTTACATAGGATAGATTATGATAGAAGATCCAGTAGCAAAAAAATATCTTGAGCAATATGAAAGAGCCAAGGTAAAAAGAGAAAATTTCGTACCATTGTTTGAAGAGTGTTACGAATATGCGTTGCCTCAACGAGAGTCTTTTTATAGTGAGACAATAGGTCAGCGCAGAGATGATAAGATATTTGATGAGACTGCTGTTGTAGGTGTGCAAGAGTTTGCATCGCGTTTGCAATCAGGTCTTGTTCCTAACTTTGCTAGATGGGCTGATCTTACTTCTGGTTCTGAAGTTCCTAAAGCAGAAAGAGATTTTGTTAACAATGAACTAGATGAGGTAACTGAATATGTTTTTGAAATACTCCAAAATTCTAACTTTTCCCAAGAAGTGCATGAGTCTTTTATGGACTTGGCTGTCGGGACTGGCGTCTTGGCTGCGGAAGAAGGTGACTCGCTAAACCCTATAAGGTTTTCTGCGATACCACTACCCCATGTAATACTTGATACTGGGCCTGATGATCGTATTGATCATGTGTTTAGAGAAAGAAAAAATATTAGATTTGATCAGATAGAAATACTATATCCTGATGCTGTATTAAATGATAAAATATTAAACATGATGAATGGAAGTGATAATACAACTACTATTCTAGAATTAATATGCCGTGATTACTCTAAAAGAAATGAAGAAGCGTATCTTAGCTATGCTTTTTGCATGACTACAAAGTCTGTTATTTACTTTAAACAGATGTCAGGTGTGGGTTCTAATCCGTTTATTTGTTTTCGTTGGTCTAAATGTGCAGGTGAAGTGTATGGGCGTGGGCCATTAATGAACGCACTCTCTGCAATTAAAACAACTAACCTAACAATAGAATTAATACTTGAAAACGCACAGATGTCTATTTCTGGTATATACCAAATGGATGACGATGGCGTTGTTAATCCTGATACAATACAGCTAGTCCCAGGATCTATAATACCAAAAGCTATTGGATCAGCAGGATTACAACCAATACAAGCAGCAGGTGGCTTTGATGTAGCTCAACTTGTTCTTGGTGATATGCGGTTAAATATTAAACGTGCATTGTATAACGATATGCTGGGTAATCCAGATAGAACTCCTGCATCTGCTACTGAGGTTGCAGAACGTATGGCTGATTTATCAAGAAGGATTGGTTCTGCATTTGGTAGATTGCAAGCAGAGTTAGTGCAGCCAGTATTGCAAAGAGTTATTTACATACTAAAGAAACAAGGAAGAATAGATTTACCTACTGTTAATGGCAGAGAAGTAAAAATTAAGTCTGTATCTCCACTAGCACAAGCGCAAGCTAACCAAGATATTACCTCTGTTGCTAGGTTTTTAGAGCTTATCCAAGGTAGGTTTGGACCAGAGATGATGCAGCTTCTTGTTAACTCTGAGGAAACTGCTGCTTACCTTGCTAAAAAATTTGGTGTACCTGATACCTTGATTCGTGACGAAGAAGAGCGTAAGCAGTTAGTTGCGATGGCACAACAAATGGCTCAACAGCAACAAATGATGCAAGGGGAGCCGCAACAACAGGAGCAAGTAGTTGAGCAATAAAAAACAAACTAAGCAAGTAAACATTGGAGTAGACGGATATCAAAGAACAAAAGAAGTAGATGAGCAAATAAGTCAAAACTTTGCTCATTTATTTAGTTCTGATACTGGTAAAGAAGTTTTACGTTATCTAAGAACCATAACTATTGAAATCGTTCATGGTGCTAATGTAAGCACTGAAGAGTTAAGACATATTGAAGGTCAAAGATATGTTGTTGGTTTAATAGAAACTAGAATTAATCATGCACACAGGACAAAATCAAATGGCTGAAGAAGCAGAAACAGAAACACTTATACAAAGCACACCAGAAGAAGCAGCACCAGAAAGACCTGAGTGGCTGCCAGAAAAATTTAATGACCCATCTGAATTAGCTAAATCTTATACTGAGTTAGAATCTAAGCTTGGTGCTAAAAGAGATGACATTATTAAAGAACACGATGCAGAAAGATTTATGAATAGACCAGAAAGTATGGGTCATTATGAACTTCCTGATATTGTAAACTCAGAAGAAGCAACAGATAATGAACTTATTAGGTGGTGGTCTGAACATTCGTTTAATAATGGATTTAGTCAAGATCAGTTTAAAGAAGGTATAGAAATGTATGCCAAGGGAATAGAACAATCTATTCCTCAAAGCGATTTAAAAGCTGAAGCAGAAAAACTTGGCGATGATGCAAACTCTAGGATAGAAGCTGTTAGTATGTTTGCTAATAAGTTTTTCCCAGAAGAGTTAACTAGTGCTGTAGAACGACTTGGTGAAACAGCAGAAGGCATAATGCTTATTGAACATGTTATGGCTCAAAACAAAGATACTCAAATAAGCGCACAGTCTAATCCTGTTGCAACTTTTGGAGAAGCAGACCTTCAAACTATGATGAAAGACAAAAGATATTGGGATGCAAATATGCGTGATGATAATTTTGTTAAGCAAGTAGAAGATGGCTTTAAAAAATTATATGGATAAAATCCTTATAAGTCATGGGAGCCTGAGAATGGTTCCCATACAAAGACGCCATGTTATTCCTATGTACAGCACTATGAGTGTAGAAAATTTATTTGAAGCTGAAGCAGTTTATCAAATAGATTTAATGAAAACATTAATACAATACTCTGAAACACCAGATGTTTTTGTTGTAGAAAATGATAAAGAGCCTTTAGCTATTGTAGGTGTTACAGGTATTACACACCAAAAAGGTATTATGTGGACTGTTTTTTCTGAGAACATGAAAGATAATTGGTTTTCTTTTGTTAAAGCATCCCCTAAGTTAATTGATTTCTTACACACTCACTACCATGAGATTGTTGTAGATACTTGGGAAGGCAATCATAAGATGCTTCAATGGCTAGGTTGGCTAGGTTTTGAACTCACAGAAATGCACGCTAATGAAAATGGTTTTAATATGGCTCATTTTGTGCGTTGCAATCAACACAGAAAGAATGTTTACGCTTTCCCATCAAGACCCGTAATTCATTGAGCAGCCCGAAAGGATACCTGCATTGATATGACAGAGCGGACACTCAAGATACTCAAAATGCAACTTTAATAAGGAACTGAAAAAATGGCTAATACAATCG